GCAACGTCACCAGGGGTGGGCTGATCACCAGCGACGCCAACGGCAAGGGGGTAGCCGCCGCGCCGGCCGCCGGGGTCAACAACCGGGTGATCGGCATCGCGCGGGTCTCCGGGGTGGCCGGCGACATCATCGACGTGCAGCTCTGCCCCGGCCAGATCCAGGGCGCATAGTTTGAAGAGCTGAAGAGGGCACCACCAGCAAACGCCAAGCGAATCTGAAAACTCAACTGAGGAGTAGAGACAATGCCCAAGCATGCACCATTTCCCATTCAACCGGAACTGACGGCGATCGCCATCGCCTACCGCAATACCCGGCTCATCGCCGACGAGGTCCTGCCCCGCGTGCCCGTGGGCAAGCAGGAATTCAAGTACCTGGAGCACACCCTGGCCGAAGGGTTCACCGTGCCGGATACCAGGGTCGGCCGCAAGTCCAGGCCCAACGAGGTGGAATTCAGCGCCATCGAGAAGACCAGCTCGACGGAGGATTTCGCCCTTGATGATCCGATCCCCCAGGCCGACTTGGACAACGCGCCGCCCAACTATGATCCGCGGGGCCGGGCGGTCGAGGGCATCATGAACCTGATCGAGCTTGACCGGGAAGTCCGGGTCGCGGGCATGGTGTTCGACGCCAACAAGTATGGGGCCGGGAACAAAATCACCCTGTCCGGCACCAGCCAGTTCAGCGACTTTGTCAACTCCGATCCGATTGGGGTCATCATGACTGGTCTGGACACGCTGGTCATGCGGCCGACCATCATGATCATCGGCCGGCCGGCTTTCTCCGTGCTGTGCCGCCATCCGGAAATCGTCAAGGCCGTGCACGGCAACTCCGGCGACTCGGGCATTGTCCAGCGCCGGGCCATCGCCGACCTGTTCGAGCTGGAGGATGTCCTGGTCGGCGAGGCGTGGGTCAACACCGCCCGCAAGGGACAGGCCGCCACCCTGGCCAGGACCTGGGGCAAGCACATCGCCCTGCTCCGGCGCGACAAGACCGCCCATACCGGCAGCGGCGCCACCTTCGGTCTGACCGCGCAGTTCGGCGGCCGGATCGCCGGGTCGATTCCGGACAAGGACATCGGCATGCGCGGCGGCGAGCGGGTGCGGGCCGGCGAGTCGGTCAAGGAACTGATCACCGCCGCCGACCTGGGCTACATGATCGTTGACGCGGTGGCGTAGTCAGGGGACAGGAGACAGGAAACAGACAGGGGGCGGAATCCGTCCCCTGAAGCAAGGAGGACAACATGCCGAGATTTACAGTTCACAGTCCGCTGCTGCATGACGGCACCCGCTATGATGCCGGGGCAACGGTGGAAATGACGGAAACGCAGGCCAAGGGCCTGCTGGAAAGAGGAACCCTGACGCCGGCGCCGGCAGGCAGCCAGGCCGGGGAGATGACCGTGGCCGAGCTGACCGAGGCCCTGGAGAAGCTCGGGGCAGAGATCCCCAAGGGCGCAAAGAAAGCGGAACTGGCCAGGTTGTACGAAGCGGCGGTCAAGACCGGGGATGAGGAATGAGCTACTGCACCATTGACGATATCCGCAAGCAGGTACGTGAGGCCGAGTTGATCGGCCTCACCGATGAGGAGGACACCGGGGCGGTGGTCGAATCGGTGGTGACCGCGGCCATCGAGTCGGCCGGGGTGGAGATCGACGGCTACCTGGGGGGCAGGTACGCCCTGCCCCTGGTCACGGTGCCGGCGATCCTCACCAAGCTGGCGGCGGATATCGCGGTGTACAACCTGTACGCGCTCGGCGACGGGCCGCCGGAGAGCCGCAAGGAGCGGTACGACAATGCCGTCCGCTTCCTGCGTTCGGTGGCCGAGGGCAAGATATCGCTCGGGGCGAACGATCCGGCCGGCACCGGGACCGCGGACAAGCCGACGGTCTCGGCCGGGGAGGCGGTCTTCAGCCAGGACAGTTTAAAGGGGTTTTAAAGGCCGTGAAAGCGCTGCTGGCCGCCATCAAGACCAAGCTGCAGGACAGCCTGGAGTATGTCCGGGACCTGGACGTCTACATCACCGAGGACCTGGGGATGATCCGGGCCTCGGGCGGCTACCCGGCCGTGGGCGTCAAGGACGGCGGCACCGACTACACGGTGGAAGCCGGCGACCAGCGGGATGATGTTCTGACCGTGCAACTGGGCTGCTATGTCAAGCTGCACAAGCCGGAGGCGGCCATCATGGGCGATGACTCGGCCGGGGAGCCGGGTCTGTTGGATATGGCCAGGGACATCATCGCCGCCCTGGACGATACCTTCTCCGGTCTGGTGGACCTGGCCGAGCCGGTGAGCGTCGGCGAATCGGCGGTCATGTTCGACGAGCGCCGCACCCTGCAGACCCTGACGGTGACCATGCGCTTCTACCGATGGAGGTAACCATGAAAGTCTATTTCCCGGGACCGATGCCGGAGACCTATCATCCGAAGCTCGGCAAACTGGTCAAGGACAAGGTTTTTGAACTGCCGGCCGATCGAGCCGGCCTGTACATCAAGGCCGGGCTGCTGCGAAGAAGCGCCGGCGCCGGAAAAGAAAGCAAGGCCGGGACCGCCGGCAGCGAAAAGGAGTAAACCATGGCAAAAGAGATCACCGGCCGGGAGCTGATCATCGGCCTGAAGAAAGCTTCGGTCTGGCACACGCCGGTGGCCTGCGGCGCCGGCGACGGGGTGCTGATCCTCTCCGATAACATCAAGGTCTCGGTCGGCAGCGAGTTGGATGACAGCGCCGGCCAGGAGTGGATTCACCAGGCCGACGAGGGTGTCAAGGAGATCACCGGCAGCCTGGAGGCGTACATGCGCTATGAGGGGTTTGACGTGGCCCTGGCCCTGATCATGGGGACGGCCGGGACACCGGCCCAGCAGGGTGCGACGGCGGCCTACGCCAACACCTACGGCCTGGCATCAAGCATCCTCGGTAAGTTCGCCACCCTGGCCCAGCTCAAGCTCTCGGACAAGGTATGGGAGTTCCCGAGCGTCAAGCTGCACGGCTTCAAGCTGTCGGGACAGATGAACAAGCCGGTCAAGATTTCCCCGGACGTCATCGGCGACATTCTCAACCGGGCCAGTGTCACCAATACCCCGGCAACCATGGCCAATGTCACCTACCCCGACGCCCTGCACCGGATCATCATGAACAGCAACACCGTGTTCCGGATCAATGACCAGAGCGGAGCGGCCCTGGGTTCCGGGGACGTTGTCTATCCGACGGAGTTCGAGTTTTCCTTTTCCCGGCCCATGGACTCCGAATCGGTGGCCGGCCAGGACGGCATTGACGAGCCCATCGACAACGGTTTCCCGATGTGCAAGTGCTCGCTCAAATTCCCGCGCTACAACGAGGCCAACGACGCTTTCTTCGACGACTGGGACGCCTTCACATCCAAGAAGATGGACATCACCTTCACCGGGCCGCTGATTGAGGACACCTATTACTACACGTTCAAGATCTCCTGTCCGCACGTCAAGGTCAACAACCCGGCGGCGGCCGTCAGCGGTGCGGGCAAGATACCGTTTTCCGTGGACCTGGATCTCCTGGCAGCGGTGTCCGCTCCGACGGGCATGAGCCACACCACGCCGTTCCAGATCGACGTGATCAACAAGCGGACCACGAATCCGCTGGCGTAATTCAGGGGACAACAGATGGAACAGCCCGTAATGCATCTTGCCGATCTGATCGACACCAGGCTGGAGCAGCCGCCGGTGTGGATCGCCTACCCGGGCTCGCAGACCTTTCAGGTGCTGGTCCGGCCCCTGGGCAACCGGCGGGAGGAGTTTATCGAGAAAGCCCAGAAGATCGACTGGGACACGGCGCACATGGCCCGGAGGGTGGTGGTCGACCAGGAGCAGTATTTGCTGCTGTTTTGCGCCTGGGTGATTGTTGACTGGCGGGGGCTGACCATCGCGGATCTGCGGCGGCTGGTGCTGCTGGCCGAGCCGAAAAAATGGCGCTCTCTCAAGGGTGAGATCGGCTGCGACGAGGCGGCCAAGCTGCTGCTGATGCAGCATTCCCCGGCCTTCAGCGCCTGGATCAACCGGGTGTGCGTGGACGTGGAACGGTTCAACGCCGAGCGCGAGGAGGACGCAAAAAAAAAGTCCTCGACGCCGTCCGGTTCTGGCTCGACTACCCGGCCGTCAACTGCCGGCAGTGCGGCGAGAACCAGCGAACCGACGGCATCGAGCCGGACTGCGGACCCTGCCCGGTCCGAAGCTGGGACCGGGAGACCCGTCAGGCCCTGGCGCTCTATGATCTGGCCTGCCCCTGGGGGGACCTGGACAAGGCCTGGCTGGAGGAAGGGCTGGACAACCTTGATATCCCGGTTCACCAGCGGACCAGGTACCGGCGGCTGGTGCTGGCCGTCCATCGCCAGGTAAAGGAGCATCATGCCGACGCCCTCAAGCAACAGCAGGGTCGGGATTGAGATCTACGTCGACGACCAGGGCACCCTGCGGGTCCGCGAGTTCAAGGACGGATTCAACCGGGAACTGGACCAGGTCGAGGAGAAGAGCCGTGGCGTCACCGAGCGGATTCGGTCCGGCTGGGCCTCGGTCAAGGGGGCCTGGGTCGAGATCATTGCCGCGGCGGCGGCCCTGAAGGGAGCCTGGGACGCGGCCGGACTGGCGGCCAAGGCGCGGCAGGAACGGGTCGCCTTCGAGAACCTGGCCCAGAGCTACGGCACCAATTCCAAGACCATCATCGCCGCACTGAAAGAAGCGTCCGGCGAGACCATCGCCACCATGGACCTGATCCGCAATGCGGGCACGTCCATGATGATGGGCATCGACCCGGATACGGTTGTGGAGCTGATGGAGGTGGCCCGGGCCACGGCCAAGATGACCGGCCAGGATGTGTCCAAGGCGTTCGAGGACATTTCGCTTGCGGTCGGGCGGCAGTCCAAAATGATCCTGGATAACCTGGGGATCATCGTTGACGTGGGCAAGGCCAACGAGACCTACGCCGCGCAACTGGGAAAAACAGCGGAGCAGCTCACCGACGCCGAGCGCAAGCAGGCTTTTTTGAACGCCACCCTGGAGGGCGGCCGGGACCTGATGGCCAGGCTGGGCGACCAGGCGGACACCGAAGCCGATCGGATGCAGCGGCTTACGGCCACCATCGCCAACCTGCGGGTGCTGATCGGCGACGGTCTGATCCGGGCGTTCCAAGGACTGCTGGGAGTGATGTACACGGTCGAGTCCGGGCTGATGACCATTGTCCAGGGCGCTTCCCGGGCCGGGCAGTTCATCGCCGAGATCACCGACAAGCTGCACCTGACCAGCGGCGCGGCGAATCGGTGGCGATACGCCGCCGAGGGGGCGCGGGACGCAGGCATTGATTTTGCCGAAAAGGCGGCGCAAAACTTCAAGGACATGGTCGCCAGCCAGGAAGCGGCGACCCAAGCGCAGGCCGCGCATCTCCAGGCGATAGATGCCACCAGGGCGGCCATCGAGGCCCAGGCCGAGGCGGAACGGAAGTTGTCCGACCAGCAGAAGAAGATCGCGGGCGAGGCCAAGAAGCAGGCCGGGGAGCAGGCCCGAGCCACCGAGGAGATGTACCGGGAGGTGGGGCTGGGGGCGGATCAGTATTTCCAGAAGGAGGCGAGCAAGCTGGTGGAGAAGGCGGCCAAATGGCAGCAGGCCGGGGGCGATGTCCTGGCCGTGGAGGAATGGCTGTTCGACGAGCTGAGCAAGTTGAGCGAGGAAGCCTGGGGCAAGGGCGAGGAGATGGCCGGCGTCTATATCGACAACATGCAGGCCCAGACCGCGACCCTGGTTGATTCCTTCAGCGCCGCGCAGGAGGCAATGGCCGAACAACTGGACGCCGTGGGCGTCAAGGCTGACGAGCTGGACGGCACGCAGATCGGCCTGTATGCGACATTTGACGGGACAGCGGTCATGCAGGGCCTGGACCAGTTAATCGCGCGGTTCAACGCCCTGAAAGAGGTATCGGCCGGGGCCGGGGCCGGCGATGCTACGCCGGCGGCCGGCGGGGGAGAAAGCACCCTGGTCGCCGGTAATAGCGGCGGCGACAGTTACACCAGCAGCACCATCATCAATGTCCATCAGCAGGTGAGCCGCTCGGACGTGGTGGCCATTGCTGAGGAGACAAAACGGCGCGGAGGGCGTGTCTAATGGCGGCGCCGAAGTTCGTCCTGGGCGGCAATCAGTTGCAGTTTTCCCGCGGCATCCGCTTCCCGGTGTCCAAGCCCCACGAGAAGCTTCAGGTCACGGACCGGACGGCCGGCGGCTCGCTGCAGATCGAGGAGCTGGGCATCGACATCAGGACTCGGCGGCTGATCTTCCGCAACCTGCCGCAGGCGGACTATGACGCCCTGTGCACCTGGTACGACACCATGGCCGCCGGGGCGCTGAACAGTTTCACCTACTTTGATGAGGACGGGGTTTCGATGACCGTGCGCTTGCTGACCAATCCGCTCGATTTCCAGGAGACCGCCCACCAGCGGTTTGCCGGGGAGCTGCTGCTGGAGGTGATCTGATGCGCTCGGACCTGACCACCGCCTTCACCCTGGCCAAAAACGCGGCCAGCCGCAAGCCGCGGCAGCTCATGGTCTTTCAGTTTCCGGTCGCGGGTAATGTGTATGTCTCCGACCAGGAGATCACCCTGGGCGGCAAGACCTATCTTCCCCTGGTCGAGGACTGGGGGCGGCTGGAGGACGCGGCCGGGGCGGAGGATGAATTCTCCAGCGAGGTCCGGCAGATGGCGGTCACCCTGTGGAACGGGGGCAGCCGGCCCTTTTCCGAGTATTTTCTCCAGGAGGACCCGGAGAACGTCGAGGTGTTGCTGTACCAGTGGTTCGCCGGGCTGGCGGACGCCGACAAGCTGCTGCTGGACCGGTTCGTGGTCCAGGACCCGATCCGCTTTGACGAGCGCTCCCGGCTGCTGACCCTGGACCTGGTGTCGCTCAACATGCGCTATGTCGGCAAATGCGGTCCCGTTGTGACCACCGCCCTGTGGCCCGACGCCCTGCCCGAGCATGTCGGCCGGGCAATTCCGCTCGTCTTCGGTTCCGCCGGCGAGTGCCCGACGCTGTGCCTGAAGACGCCGCCCAGGGCCACCCTCAAGGGGTCGATCGCCAAAAACTCGACCACCATCGAGTGCAACGAGTCCCTGGCCCGGTTCCCGGCCTCGGGCGTCCTGCAGATCGAGGATGAGAAGATCCAGTACAGCTCCCGGGCGGACAAAATTTTCTACGTCAGCACCCGGGGCTACGGCGGTACGGTTCGGGAGAGCCATCCGGACAACTGCGAGGTGTACCAATTCGTCACCGATCACACCTATACGGTCGGGCAGTCGCCGATAACGTCCATCACCAACGTCAAGGTGGCCGGACACCCGGCGCCGGCAGGGACCTACTGGACAAATCTCTCCGGTTCTTACCCCAGCATCATCTTCAACCAGAAGCCTTATTCCTACCAGTTCGCGGCCGCTGCGGTGACGGCGGAGATGTACAAGTTCGGCGTCAATTATTTTGCCAACACCGCCTATCAGCCGCACTGGGCCTATGACGAGAACAAGACCTCCTCCAGCGCCATGATCACGGAAACCTACCCGACCCTGGCGTTGAAGACTATTACCGATATCGGACCTGATCCCGGCCTGGTGGTGACCGCCTACCTGGTGGTGCACCACTGGGAAACCAACAGGTATTATAATGATTACGCCGAGGTGTGGGTGGAGGGCATCGGCGTTATCGGGCGGCTGGCGCGGCCAGCCGCGGATGACGTGCCGGACATAAAGGCGGAGGTGGATATCGACCATCCGCACGGCTCAAAGGACCCGGGGGTGGGCACGTCCGATCCACAGCATCCCCACAACACCGGGGCGACCGCCGGCCGGGCAGCCAACGGCACCCCGGCGGATTTCAGTCACGGCATCAGTTCCAACGGCTCGTACGGCACGGTCAAAGAGACGTATGTCTGGTTCAACGGCCTGGAGCCCGAGGCGCTCAGCTCCATGATCAGCTTCAATGTCAGCACGGTTCGATCCGGGTCCACGGCCAAGATCGATTTCATTGAGCTGATCACTGAGTTCGGCGGCACCATCGTCCTGGACAATTTCGACCCCCTGACCGGGGCCGCCGGCAACATCACCATCAGCGGCGGGGGCTGGGGCTATATCTCCAATCCACAGAACTACTGGGTAAAGGTGCGCACCGCCCTATATGTCAATAACGGCAATATCACGGTCTATTACCGGACCCCGGTCATCTCCTACGCGGCCCGGGTCAAGACCGTGGCAAATAACCTGACCGGCGTCAACTCCTACGTCTCTCAGCCGGGCAAGGTCAATGACCTGGCGACCGATAACCGCACCATCGAGTTTCTGGCCAAGAGCACTCCGTCCCGGACCATTGTCGACCGGTTCGACTTGAGCGACCATATTTCGCCGAGCTGGTCATGGTTTGCCAATCGGAACATCGAGATCCGTTACAAAAACGTTCATTCCGAGAGCGTCAAGATTTTCATCCCGTGGGTGACATTCGAGATCGAGTACCGGAAGCGGGAGAAGGTTTACAGCGACGAGGTCACGGCTACGGTTGTCGGGCAGACATGGAACAAGCCGGACGGGGTCATTTCCACCCTGTTCAGCAAGGCGGGAGCATCTGCATTTATTGACTGGCCAAGCTTTAACGCCTGCGACGCATGGTATGTCGCCAACAGTTACGGCATCGACGGGGTGATTGACGGGGATCTGACCGTGCAGGAAGCGATCAAAAAGGTCTGCCGCCAGAGCCGGTCGCGGTTGTTCTGGAGCGGCGGGAAGGCCAAGCTGGCGATCCGCCGGACCGCCATCCAACAGACGGTTGTCAAGGAACTGGGGCCGGCAAACTACCAATTGCGCTCCATCACCGCCACGCGCCGGAGCGTGCAGGAGCTGGCCAACCGCGTCGAACTTTTTTACAGCATCGACCGGTTTGCCGAGGACAGGCAATACCAATCCGTGGTGGTGCGGCAGGACCAGCAGTCCATAAGCTTGCACGGACTGCGTGAGCGGCCGGATGATTTTCTGTTCGACCTGGTGCGCAGCGATGCCATGGCCACGTCCCTGGCAAATTATTATGTCACGGTGGGGGCCTGGCCCAGCACGTTTTACGAGTTCAATGCCTACCTTGAGCAACTGGAACTTGAGAAGGAAGACGTCATCGCCTTGACTTCCGGCGGGTTCCACAAGATGCGGAGCGTCCCCATGGTTCTGCGCTCGGTCAACCGGGTGTTCGGCTCGGGCAAGTCGAAGACGATCAATCATTTGCGGATCGTGGCCGAGTGTCTGCGGTACGTGCTGCTGCAGCAGCATATCGACGACACGGTTCTGGCGTTCGACAGCCTGGATGTCAACGTGGGCAAGCTGGGAGATCTGTCCGAAAATGTGTTGGGCGGCGACGATCTGGCTGTTGCCGCAACGACGGGCCTGGCGGAAGAGCAACTGCTGGAGGACGTGCTGGATGTCGTCTGGCACATGGCGCCGCGGCTGGATGATACGGCAGGCATCGAGGACGCGGTCGTTACCGACCTGTCCTGCGCGCTGGCCGACACGGTCAACGTCCTGGACAATCTGGACGGCAAGTTCGCCCTCGGGTTCGGCGCCGGACAGTTCGGACTGGTGCCGTTCGGCAGCGTGGTGGACTGGTATCAGTCGGCGATGGATGAGCCCTATGTATCTGACGAGTACAGCGGGCACATGGGGGTCGGCAGGGCCGAGGAGGTCGCCGTGGCAGATGAGCTGGCGGCAAGTACGGGATTCGGTTCGCCGGGAGGGATTTCGGATGGATTTGGCAATGTACCTTTCGGACAATAGGAGAAAAACATGAACGACGGGGTGAAACTGACAGGAAGCGTGCATTTTCTCATCAGGGACAAGCATGGCAGGATCAAGGAGGATGCCTGGCACCGCAACCTGGTGGTGACAACGGGGCGCAATCATATCGCGGACCAGCTGGCCGACGCTGGCGAGGCGGCAATGTCGCACATGGCCGTCGGCACCGGGACAAACGCCGTCCTGGCATCGGATACCGCCCTGCAGACAGAGTTGTCGCGCAAGGCGCTGACCAGCAAGGCCCAGGGCACGGGAGACCCAGGGGCCAGGCAGGTGACCTATATAGCCGACTGGCCGGCCGGAGAAGGAACAGGGGCCATCACCGAGGCGGGGATATTCAACAGCGCCTCGGCCGGAATCATGCTGTGCCGGTCCGTGTTCCCGGTCAAGAACAAGGGCGTGTCGGATTCGTTGACCATGACCTGGGTTATCACCATCTCCGCATAAGGAGGGAGCATGGCGAACGCGTATACCAATAAGCTGAAAAAGCGCATGCCGGCGCCCGGCGATTTCAACTGGGATGACGAGTGGCATGACAATGAAAAGATCGATGATGTGGTTGCCGGCGGCCTGCTGTCCCGCAACCGGGTTGTCCTGGGAGGCGAGATTGCTGACGGCGGCGGGCTCAATGTCGACCATGCCCTGATCGTTTGCGTCCTGGCCGGGGTGAGATACGAGATAGCGGCCGGCTCGGTGGTGCTGGCAGCTTCCTCCATCAACTATGTCTACGTTGACGGGAACGGGACGGTCGGCGCCAGCCCCAATCCGCCGGCCGGCAATTATATTCCCCTGGCGGTGGTTGATACGGATGAAACGTCGGTGGTGCGGATCGGCGACCTGCGGCCCATGGCCAATGATGCCGCCCCCGCCATGGACAACATTTTCATCAATGGCGACATGGCCATCGACCAGGAGAACGAAGGGTCGGCGGTGAGCGTCTCCACGGCCACCAAGTATTTTCTGGACATGTTCCTCTGCCACGGGGCCAATCACGGGGCGGTGGTCGATGCCCAGCAGGTGGCGGGTTTCGGCGGGTTCGGCATGGCAGCGAAGTTGACGGTCACCACCGCCGACACACTGGCAAGCAACGAATACGGCCACGGCATCAAAACCTTTGTCGAGTACAAGAACTGCCAGGTGGTAGCCGACAGGTATCTGGCGTTTGCGTTCAAATTCAAAGGGAATGTGACCGGCACGTATTCCGTGGCCCTGGTCAGCGGTGACGGAAGCAACTCGTATGTCACCACCTTTGCCTATAACTCGGCGGATGCGGTGCAGGTCGTGCCCATGATGGTCCCTCTGCCGGCCAGCAAGGTGGTTGCGGGAGCAACCGGAGCCGGGCTGGCAATGTACATCGGCGTGGCCGCGATCGGGGCCAAGGCGACGGAAAACGTGGATCAATGGCAGAGCGGCGAATTTTTCTCCGCAGCCGGGGCCGCGGACTGGGAGACGACGATCGGCAACTACATTGCCGTTACCGGGCTGTACGGGGGCGCGGACCTTATTCCGGCGGAGTTTCCGTTCCGGGCCAATATTGATGAGCTGCTGCGGTGCCAGAGGTACTACTGCAAATCGTATCGACAGGGGGTTAAGCCCGGGGTCTCGTGGGCAGGCGTGAGATCCACGCGGGTTCCTTCAACAGGCGTGTATGTCAGCGCTCCGGTCAGTTTTCCCGCAACCATGCGATCCATCCCAACGGTAACTCTGTATAGCCCAACGACCGGGAATTCGGGTTTTGTTCGAAACGAGTCGACAAGTTCCGATTACGCGGTGAGTTCGGTAGCATCCATAGGAGATTGCGGATTTTCGACCATTATCCTGAATTCATCCGTCAACGATACGAACTCAATCAGCTATCAATATGTTGCCAATGCAAGGATGTAGGGGGTTGCGCCATGTATAAACAGGCTGAGAATGGAGTGATACGCACCAGTGACAATGCATTCATCCCGGAGGATGACCGTAATCGGGATTGGCGTGAGTATCTGGCCTGGGTCGGAAAAGGAAACGCACCTGCGCCACGGTTTACAGATCTGGAACTGCTGGACCGCGCAAGAGATGCCAAACGGCAGGAGGTGGTTGCGGAATTCGACCGGGACAGCAGGGAGTCTGTAGCAGCAGCCGGGACCCTGTTCCCCGGCGGCGAGGAGGCCATGATGGAACTGGACAGGGATATCCGGTTTGCCCGGCTGCTGGAGAAAGAGGAGTGCGAGGTGGCGGACGTGGACGGGATCGAGCGGGTTTTGCCGCTGGCGGAGGCGGAAGAGCTGCTGAAAACCATGGTTGCCGGCTGGCAGGCAATGGTCAAGGAGAAGCGCGCGCGGCTGTTCGATCTGAAACGGGCCGCGACCTTGGAGGAGGTTGAGGAGATCCCGGGACGGGGGTTCAAAGACATCATATCAGGAAGAATAGAGGAGGGACAGAAATGAAAAGACTGGTTTTGCTGGCGCTCGGGGCTGTTTTGTTCGGGGTCGTGGTCGGCTGCGCTCCGACAGGGAAGAAGGTGACGACCTATCCTGACGGCAAAGTGGTCAAGGAGGATGTGAACGTCGGCAAGTATTCAATCTATGGCCAGGCGGTGGCTGGCCTGGTGGACAAGATCGAGCAGAGCCGGCGGGATTCGATCCAGGCCCTGGAAAGGATGGCCCAACCGCGGCCAGGGGAAAGCACTGATCTGGCCGCGTATAAGCAGGGGCAGTCAAGCGCGATGATTTTCGCCATCTCCAGCGTGGACCCGCATGAGTCCATTGCTGCTCTGTACTATGGCCGGGATGAATACGATGTCCAGGATAAGGCCATTACGGTGGGCGGCGATACGGTCAAGTTCGGCATGGGCGTGGGGGCGCTCTGGAAAACGATGGATACCGCCCTGGAGCGGGCCGGGGATGTGACCATAGGCGACGGCTCGACCTACAACCCGGTTGAGCTGCACGGTACCGGGGAAGGGAATATCGTGACCCTGGACCAGTCGACCGCGGAAATCTTCGAGCCGGCCCTGGTTCCTGGAGCAGTTGAATAAGGGAAGATGACCAAGGCCCTACTCTTTGCCCCTGCCGAATACTGGCGACTGTCGCCGGCAGCCAAGGCCGAGATCTGCAACGGCTGCGGCGCCCGGAAGGGGTTCAAGGTCCCGGACACCATGTGGGGCCTGTCCATTGTCGAGGCATGCAATATCCATGATTACATGTACCACGTGGGCAGGACCGAGCAGGACAGGGAGGAGGCAGACAGGGCCTTTCTCAACAACCTGATCCGGATAATCGAGGCGGATTCCATCAACTTCGCCCCGCTCAAGGCGCTCCGGCGCTACCGGGCCATGAGCTATTACAACGCGGTCAGGGACTTCGGCGGCCCCTACTTCTGGGATGACAAAAACAAGCCGGAGGAGATGCGGGTGCCGGAGATGCTGGTCGCAACACATTAGGACGGGACTGGGGAGTGTTGACGCACTCCCCGAACCAGTCAACCGTGAAGCCACACGGAAGATGATCCACAGGTTCGCCTGTTATAGCCCCGATGCTGCGCCGTGGAACAGCGCATCGGTTTTATACCAGGGAGCCGGTCAGAGCGCAAGGAGGTGCGTGTGGCTTCACTTTTTCCCTATTTCGGCGGTAAATCCAAGCTGGCGAAGGCCATTATCGGCAGGATGCCGGTCCATTCCTGTTATGTCGAGGTATTTGCCGGCGCCGCGAATGTGCTGTTTGCCAAGGACCCATCGCCAACCGAGATCCTGAATGATCTGGACCGGGATTTAATCACGGTTTACCGGGTCGTTAAGCATCACCCGGAGGAACTGCACAAGCAGTTCAAATACTGCCTGGTGGCCAGAGATGAGTTTTCGCGGCAGATGATGGTCAATCCGGATACGCTAACGGACGTCCAGCGGGCCGCCAGGTATCTGTATCTGCAAAAAAGCTGCTTTGGCGGCAAGGTGCGGGGCAGGACGTTCGGCACCCAGACCGTCGGCACGCCAAGGTTGAATTTTCTCACCTTGGAGCAGGCCCTCCAGGACGCCTGGATCAGGCTGGCCCAGGTCACCATTGAGTGCCTGGATTTTCGGGTTCTGATTCCCCGCTATGACCGGGAGCACACTCTCTTCTTTCTTGACCCGCCGTACTGGAAAATCCCCGGTTATAAGCATGACTTTGAGGAACAGGATTTTCACGACCTGGTCGAGGTGCTCGCCGGCATCAAGGGCCGGTTTCTGATGACCCTCAACGATACGCCGGAGATCCGGAAGCTGTTTGGCCGGTTTACTATCGAGGAGGTGAATCTAACCTATTCGATGAGCCGCAAGGAAGGCAGCAGGTCGAAGCAGAGGACGGAACTGTTGATTACAAAAAAGAAATAAGCATCAATAAATCAGTCGAATTCCTTGTGATTTATGATTTTTTTTTGTAAAAGGGATAATTATACAGATAACTATTTGTTATAAGTAGTAATTTCTTTTCTCAAGTTCAGGTAGTTTTCAGATGGCCCGAAAAAGAATTCGTAAACTTGTGTTCAAAGCATCCGCCGAAGTCCTCGAATTTATAAGGGAAGCTGAGATGGCCTTCGAAGAGCGCTGGGTGCCGGCTACTTATATCAGGCACCAGCTTGATTTAGAATTTCCTCCCTATCAAAGGAATAGCGAACGTCGTGGACACGAATGGTGCCTTTTAGGGGTACTTGCACGCGTGCTTGAGGACAATCATCTCATCGAATCGCGAGAGCAGGGTAATCTAATTTTCTACCGGTCAAAGGTGTATTGATAGCGTGACCGGTGACCACGACCCATTCTTTCGGGTCGCCTAAAAAAAGGTCTCAAACCTTGCGTTAATTGGTTCCAAACCTTGCGTCACGCTACAAGTGCTGGTCGATTGAAGGATATAGACGAAGTATGCCATAAAAAAAGCCCGGCCATTGCTGGCCGGGCTGGAAACTGGCTCCCGGGGAGGGACTCGAACCCCCGACAGGGTGGTTAACAGCCACCTG